AAAATACTTGCATTGTCAAGTACAAGACTACATAAGGTGACAAATGAATACGGAGCGTGGAAAAGAGATACTTAAAACTGCGTGTATGAATTACACTGAGTTTAGCAAGTTGGTTGGAGTTAAGCCTATCACAGTCAGGCTTGCATTTAGTGGGAAGAGATTGAGTAAGAAGATGGTTAGTTTGCTTGAGGATATGGAGAGCAAGCAGAAGGATGAGCGTGCAAAGGAGGAGAGGCGTGCGGTTAAGGTTGGTATGATTAAGCAGAGTATGGATCAGGTACGCAGTGCGAAGGTGTATTTGTTACCCAAGAATCCATACCTTCGTTTTATTGAGTTTCCAGATGGTACACATGGTAAGTTCCGTGCAAAGCCAGGTACGTTTGGATTGGGGAGTATGGTCAAGGTTAAGCGTGAGGATGGGGATATGTACACTTTGGAAGGGAATTACGACAGGAAGGACAGATTGATATGATAGATGATGATGAAGTTGATTACGATGTAGTAGGGGACATGCCGAGCGAAGAGGAGGAAGAGAGTGAGGATGAACTTCAACGCATTGAATGGGAACGTATTAAGAGAAGGTAATGTGGAAGACTTTATGGAAGGAAATGAATGCCACGTGCCACACGAAGTAATGCAGGAAGCATGGTTACGATTCTGGGGGAAGAATCAATTATCCGTGGACTCGCATGGCACAGTGTATCGAACATCGATACCACGCAGAATGCCAAGCAAGGGAAAATTTGACTTAGTAAATTATGAAAGACGCAAAAAGAAAATGTATCCATGAGTTTAAGAATGCGATTCATCGCTGGTCAGAAGAGTCTGACTTGGAAGATGATGAGATTGTACAGTGCATGGTTAGTGCAGCGAAGGAGTATTACAAGGAAGATGTAATAGATTTTGAGTGTGATATGGACATTGAACTAGATGACGAGGAATGAATATATATACCCCCACAGGAAAGAAGTTAGAGAGTTGGCCATTATGGGTGAGGAGATTAACAGATGAAGGTATGGTTCTTAAAAGTAGGGTCATGGAATTGGAGAAGCAGAATGATGAACTTACCAAAGAGGTGACTGACTTGAAGGTTAGGTGCTGTGATATATGGAAGCAGTTAACTGAGGAACAAGCTCGTAATGTTAAGTGAATGTACCCAAGGGTTACAATCCGATCTTCTGGAGAAAATACGGGCGAGCGATATCCGAATCTCATGCCGAATTACCGAGGTGCGACTTGAGAAAGCTAGGGCCACCACCCTTGCAATTAAGCCAAGAGACATTGGAACGGATAAGGAAGGTTGGCAAATTGGTGAAAAAGAAATCCCGTGCAACTCGCTCGAAGAAGCAATCATCGTAGGGATAGAGATACTTAATCGTGGGTAAACAGGCTACAAATAGCTACAAATGAAACATATAATAAATTTAGGGGCTGGTGTGCAATCGTCCACAATGGCATTAATGGCGGCAAAGGGAGAGATTACACCGATGCCTGATTGCGCGATCTTTGCAGATACACAGGCAGAACCTGACTCTGTTTATGAATGGTTAGAATGGTTAGAAAAAGAACTACCTTTCCCTGTGTATAGGGTGACTAATGGTAATCTTACTGATAAGTCATTACAATTAGTTGAGCGTTCTAAAGATGGTAAGTGGGGTAAAAAAGGAGAAAAATACATGAAGCGTATTATTCCTTTGTTTGGTCAAATGCCTGATGGAGAAGTGGTAGCTGCTTTAGGTAGAGCTTGTACAGAAGATTACAAAATACGACCAATTGAAAAGAAAATTAAGCAGGTTGCTAAAATTAAAAGAGGTGAAAAAGAAACAAAAGTAATTCAATGGGTTGGCATATCTTACGATGAGATTCAACGGATGAAAGAATCTCAAAAACCTTGGACTGAGTTAAGGTATCCTTTAGTTGATCTTGAGATGCATAGACATCATTGCAAGCAATGGATGAAAAAGAATGGTTATCCAGAACCACCAAGGTCTGCTTGTTACTATTGCCCTTTTCATAGTAACGATGAATGGAGGAGATTGCGGAATGATGAACCAAAGTATTTCCAGAAAGCAATAGAGTTTGATTCACAAGTCAGAGAACTTTCTAAACAAGACAAAGGAATGAAAATGACCGCATTCCTTCATCGTTCATGCAAGCCACTAGGCGAGATTGACTTTGATAATGACGAAGATAAAGGGCAAGAGACATGGGATTTCATGTCAGAATGCGAGGGAATGTGTGGAGTCTGAATCGTTGGCCTACAGGATGGCAGATAATAATAAAATTATATAAACTACATGTTTGCATACAAGATATACGAGGCAGACATAATACAAGTAGGTATCGTTGGAGCGTTTCTGTGGATTGGAGGTAATCGTGGCTAAAATAACCTATGCTGACGAGATAGACGCACGCTTTGGCGTGCCTTGGACAGATGACTTTAAGTATGATAGAGGAGAGTTGAAGTGTGCATTATCAGATGAAGAGATAGATAGACTAACTGTACAAGATCCTGTACGTGCCGAAACACTTACACGCTTGCTCCTAGATCAACCAAACAGTGAGAAGGAAGATCCAATCGAATGGGGTTGGACTCTTCCTGGGTGGCGTAGGGTGATGGAAAATTGGAAGGATACAAAGATACATGTTTGCCTTGGAGGTAACAGATCGTCAAAAACCACCTTCGCATCTCGCTTGCTTGTACACTTGGCACAGAACATACCCGAAGCAGAGATACGTTCTTTGCATGTTAGTGAGGAAAGAAGTATATCAGATTCCCAACGTTATATATGGGATTCCCTTCCGGCAAGGTACAAGAGAAGCAAGAAGAAGAGTGAGAATCATTCACTGCAATATACACAGAAGAATGGATTTAATGCTGGCAAAGCAATCCTACCACCCACACATCCAGATGCAGAGCGTGGGAGTACGATATACTTTAATAATTACAGGCAGTACATGGCAGACCCACAAATCTTTGAGGGATGGGCAGCCCATTGTATACATGCCGATGAGGAAATTCCTGAGAATATTTTTAACACGCTATTGGCAAGACTTACAGATAATCATGGTCGCTTAATTCTGACCTTTACTACTCTGCAAGGATACACGCCATTAGTTAATAGTTTACTGAAAGGAGCTACGACAGTCAGGTCAAAGTATAGTGCGTTAATGGATAAGGAACTACCCCTAGAGCAAGTGTCTGCTAATTGGCCTGACTGTCGCATATATTACTTCTGGTCACAGGATTCACCATTTGTGGATGCAAATGAACTTGTGCGTACCTATTCCAAGCAACCACAAGAGGTAAAACTTGCTCGATTATTTGGTATACCAAGTAAGAGTTTTGAAGGAAAGTTCCCAAAATTTCAGCGTGAGACAAATGTAATTGAGCATAGTAAGATACCATTCATACTAGACCCATCTGTACCTGTAACCCGTTACTTTATCTGCGATCCGGGTGGTAGTAAACCTTGGGTTGGATTATGGGCAGGTGTAACGAAGGACAAGAAGATATACATCTATCGTGAGTTCCCTGACAGTACAATGGGAGCATGGGCAATCCCACACATTAATGGTGCTGGTAAAGCAGTGGGTAAGCCTGGCCCTGGACAACGTCCTCTTGGTTGGGGGTACAGTGATTACAAGGATTACTTTGAAGCACAGGAAGATGGTGAGGAGATATTTGAACGGATAGTTGACCCAAGAATGGGAGCAGCCACAGTGCGTACAAAGGAGGGAGAAAGTAATATAATCAATACAATGAGTAACATGGGATTTGTATTCCGTGCTGCACCAGGTGTGTCCATAGACTCTGGTATTGCGAAGATCAATGATGCACTATCATGGGATGATACAGAAACCATGACAGACAAGAATTGCCCCAAGCTTTACTTCTCTGATCAATGCGAGAATACAATATCTTCCATGCTTGAATATGCAGGGGAGAGTAAGAGTGATTACTTCTCTGACCAAATTGACTGCCTGCGTTATTTATTTGTAAGTGGAGCAGACCATATTACCAATCGTGATATACAAGCCACAGGTGGTGGTGGATATTAGGTTGACTACATAAGGGTGCTAATGTAGTTTTATGCTACACATGCTCTCTGCGTCCGATCCAGAATTACTATATGTCTCAAAAGAGCCTGACATTGCTTATCTTAGTGAAGCGTACAAGCGTACACAGAGTGATTTAGGTGAATGGTTAGATCGTAGGCAAAGAGACTATGATGTCCGTAATTGTTTATGGGCAGGTAAGAGTGATGACTTTAAGAAGCATTCAAGCCAAAGTTCCACAGGAGATGTGTTCCCTTGGGAGGGTGCAAGCGACCAGGAACAAAGGATGTGCGATGAATTGATTAATTGCCGAGTGGCAATGTCAATGAATGCAATCCGCAGAGGTCACATAATAGCCACACCCACAGAATCAAGTGATGTTGAGCGTGCCAATGTGGTATCCATGTTTTTACGATGGTTAATTAATTCTAAGATGCAGGAGTTTTACCCTGAGATTGAACTTGGATTAAATCATCTTTTTGAAAAAGGTATGATGGTTCATTATGCTTGGTATGAGAATCAAGAACTGAAGCAACAACAGACCATTAAGCTTGAAGAGATTGCACAAGTCCTTCCACAGATTGCCGGAGCTATACAGGATGGAAGTATGGACGAGGAATTAAGTGAGGCACTTAAAACACAGTTTGATATTAGCAAGTCCAAGGCACGGGCAATGTTAAAGGAAATGCGTAAGGATGGAGAAACCACAGTACCTGTCACACGCCAAGTTGTAAGTAGACCCAAGATCAAAGCCCTTGCACCAGATGAGGATGTATTTTGGCCAAGCTATTGTATAGATCCACAGGAAGCGCCATACATGTTTCATGTAGTCTCCATGACTCCAGAGCAATTAAGGTCTAAAATTAGTACCGAAAAATGGTCAGAAGAGTTTGTGGATGCTGCGATTGAACTTGCAGGACAAGGCGAGGATACAGATGAGAACATCTATCAATTGCGAGAGAATGATGAGTTTACCAGAAGTGATGACAATAGCCTTGTTAGAATTGTGTACTGTTATCAAAGACTATTGGACGAGGATAATGTACCTGGTATCTACTGCACAATCTACCATGCCAATATACCTGATCTTTATGCCAAGCATCAATTATTGGATTATGCGCATGGGCAATATCCATTTGTTGTAACCACCCTTGAAAAAACAGACAAAAAATTATACTCGTCTAGGTCATACCCGGAGCTTATTGAAAGCTTGCAGCAGGTACTCAAGGTCGAAACAGATGCAGCGATTGATGCACAATCGTTAACAACTTTACCTCCTTTGGAACACCCACTTGGGCGCGCCCCATCCCGTTTTGGGCCAGGTGTAAAATTACCTTATCGTGTACCTGGTGAAGTAAGATTTGCAGATACACCTCGTGGATCAGGTGTAAATGTAGAACTTCGTAGATACATACAGGAACAAGCAGATAGATACTTTGGTAGAAACGCACCAGGAGTAAATCCTGTGGAAGCACAGATGAAGCAACAAGAAGTGATTGATAAAGTATTTCATCACTTAAAACTTCTGCTTGATCAAGTATACTCACTTTACCAGCAGTATGGGCCAGACGAAGAATACTTCCGTGTTACAGGAATGCAAGACATGCAGAAGTATGCCAAGGGTAGTCCTGGCGAACGATTTGATTTTTACATGCAGTTTGATGCTGCCACACAAGATCCAGAACAAATGCTTGAGCGTGTAAAAGCAATTGCACAACTTGGGGCACAACTCGACAAGAATGGCACGCTGGATACCGAGCGTTTATTACAGATTGCAGTTGGACAGATTTTACCGGGGGCTGCGGAAAGTATTATGCTTCCTAAGGAAACCGCATCGCAAAAAGCAATGGATGAGGAAAGACAGACCATTGCAGAAATCTATGCTGGTGTACCACCCAAT